TATGTAAAATACATCTTTGATGAGGTATATAATTAAACATTTGATTTATAGGTTTTTCGGAATTCCGACAGGGGTATTTATAAACTCTACCGCTTGCCAGCAACAAATGCGTAAAAAATATTCCGTTTTCCGGCAACATTTTAAGTAAAGCAGAAAATTCCGCCGTATTCAATATGGTTAGTTGCAGTGCAAAACTGTTTTCAAATTGATAACATGTTAGTTAGAAAGGAAAAATCCCCGCAAACTGATAAACAATAAGTTACAATCTTAGTTTTAAATCCGTAGATCTTACGGAATTAAAAAAGTGCATGAATTTCATACACTTTTATGCAATTATCCTTATATTTGTAATGTATCTCCGTCTGAGCGGGCGGAGAGGTTGAGCACTATTGGAGTCCCGCTTGCACATGGATTGTGTGGGCGGGCTTTTTTAAATACCCCATTTTCGGGGATTTACATACAAGCTATAAATTTTTAGTATTTCTATCTATACTACTTAATTTTTCAGAGAGTTGTCCGAACATCTTTCTTTGAAGGGTATATATATCCTCCAAATAGCTATTTATTTGCACCATTTGGATAAGCGTATTATTAAATCCTGCTTGATTGATTTGAAGTAGTGAATTTGTGACCATATTCAACAAAACAAGTTGTTCCTTGCTCACTTCTCCCGCTATCTGCAACGCTGTAAACCGGCCGTTTAATTCCGTTGCTGTATCTTGTGACATGGTTTCAAAACCTCCGGCTGTCGACTTTTGTTCGGTGGTAGAACCTGTTCCAAATTGTGCATTGATAGCGGCGGCTCCCGCTTCGGCTCCTTGAATGATTGATTTTTTTAGGTTATCCAGTGCGGACTGTTCTTCCGGGTCGATTTCTCCGTCTCCTGTTGCCTCCGCCCACATCTCATACCATTTGCGCATTTCCGGTTCATATTGCTTTACATACATGGCTTTAATGAGAGCTTTTCTCATATAGTCTGCGATGTCGTCCGCAATGTCCTCCGCTCCTTTCTCCACATCATACAAGGACTCTAATATGTCATCGGAGAAAGATTCAAAAGATATGCCTGTGGCGTTCTCCATCTCTTGCTCTAATGCTTCCGTGATTTGCTCCACGCCGTCAACAATCTGGGTTGCATAATTGCGTGTATCATCGTCTAATTGTGCCCAGAAGGAAGGAGCATATTTTTGTAAGTTAACAAGTTGCTCCTCAGTCAAATCAAAAAGTCCCGTCATGCGGCCACCCATCGCATCTTTAAACTGTTTTACAGACATACCCAAAGCATTAGCCGCCTGCATCCAACCCTCATCGGTCATATTTTCAACCTCCTTTTTGCCTCGTGAAGCTTTGGATCCGATACCCAAAAAACCTTTTGACGCACCAGAACTCAAATAAGCCTTACCAAGTTCCCTTGCTGCATCATTTTGCAGCTGTATCAGGCTTATAGCTTCCTTGTAGGCAGCCTGTGCATTTTCTCCTGCCAGCGAATCGGCCAACTCCAACTGTTTATCTATAACCTTATCCAACGTCTCTATGTAAGCATCGTATATTTCTTTGGTTTTCTCGTATTCTGCTATTCCATCATCTTGTTTAAATAAGCTTACTATTTTTGTTGCTACTTGCAAGGCTGCACCTACAATCGACAGTATTACGGAGGCTTTTTCTACATTCTGAATTGCCGTAGATGCAGCTTCGGCCGTTCCTGACATGGCAGTAGAAGAACTATTTGCAAGTGTTACAATACCATCAATCATTTGTAACGTAGAAGAGGAGATACTTCCGGCTGCGGATATAATTTCACCGACCGTGCCCCCTATTGTATCTCCAAGTTCTTCAAACTCTCTTTCTACCTTAGATAAAGTTTTATACAACTCCTGCCACTCTTTAATACTTCGTTTATCCGGCGATGTGCTTTCTTTACTTTTTATATTGGCGATTCGGTCTTTCGTTGCCGTTACCTTTGCACGCTGCACTGCAAGTTCGTTTCCGTTTGTCCCTACTTCATTTTCCATGCGTGCTAATTCCTGTTCCGCTTCGGTAAGCAACCGTTCCAGTTCGTCCAAACTCATATTTGTTATACTATTTGCCCACGTCTGAAAAGAAACTTCACGCATGGCAAATTCTTTATCAATAGCGTTTAATGCTTCCGTTCGCTGATAGAGCAATTCAGCCTTTTGCGCCTCCGTACCTCCCGCTTTTTCCAGATTTGCTAAATCATTCTGGTATTTCTTTTCAACGCTTAAACGCTTTGTTGTATAGTCTTGATACTTGGCGAGAATATTGTTATAATAATTTGCCGTTTCGTTGGCCTGCTTCTGTTTGGTGTATTCTGACATGCTGTCAAACATCGATGTATCAACAGAGACAGAGGAAGGGTCAAACGCCTTTTTCTTGTAGTTCTTATCTTTGTCGGCTTTGGCGTTCTCCTCTGCTTCAAATATTTGTCTTTGCGCCTCCGTAATTTTACGGATATATTCCTGCTTCTGTCTTTCGATGTCTTGTAATTCTATTTTGTTGTTCAGTTCACGTTGCGCCATTTCTTTGTCTAAGCCGTCCTCCATCGCATTTATCCGAGCTTGTTCTACTTGGTTCTCCAAATCCGTATCAAGTCGTATTCGCTCACTTGCATTTTTTTTACGGAGTTCTTTAATCCTGTTCAGCTGGTCGGTATAGGCGTTTATGCCAGTCAATCCGGTGGAGTTTGCATTGGAAAGAGCAAAAGCACCTACATCGATAGATTTTATTACTGCGTTATTTGCATCTTCAAAATCTTTCATTGCTTTTGTATTATTCTCCAACGCCTTAACCCTGCGATTGTATTCTTTTGCTTCTGCCGTTAACGCCGTAACCGGTTCCGCCTTTGCCCCCATTGTGGGACTCGTTATCATGTATTTTGTTTCTGTCGCAGTTCCCGCCTTTGTACGTTCCTTGTTCCTATTAAGCCAATTAGTGTCCGCATTTATCGCCTTTTGTAATTGATACATTTTACCGTAATTCTCCTCTACAATTTTCATTGCTGCTCTTGCCTGCGCAACCTTCAATATGTTTTCGGTCAAATTTTGGTAAGCATTAGCCGCATCCCCTACTAGAATAGCCTCGTTTGTCAAATTACTGAAAGATTCGGGATATTTCCTTTGTAATTCGTCTGCTGCTGCGTTTCGCTCCTTTAAGGATCTGGTTTGGTCTTGTGTAGCTTTATATAAAATATCCAACTCCACACGCTCCGCCGCCGATTGTTTTGCGGCTTCGTCCATAACCCGGCTTAAATTCCGTACATTAGTCGCTGTTTTATCCACAGCAGCAGAAGCTCGGAATAATGTACTGATCCACTCCGTAATCTTGTCTCCATACACGACAAGCAAAGTAGTTGCGACAGAAAGCCCCGTTTGTAAACTGAATACAGATTTTAATAGCTGCTTCCACACAGGTATGGCACTTTCCCCGTCTTCCATTAGCATTTGGTATTCTTTTCGAGCCGACGAGAGGGCATCTTGAAATGGACCTATGTTATTACTTATCGCTAAAAAAAACATTTGTGGACCGAATGCCAGTGCCGGAAGTTCTCGTGCAATTTGTGTGACACTGAATCCCAAAGCATCGAATCTGGTTTTTGCTCCTGCCGCATATTTGTTCATTGACAAGGATGCATTGTCTAGCTGTGTTTGGGTCTCCTGCAAATTTTTCAGTAGTGCAGCCCCTTCTAAGCTCTCCCTTTGAGCTCTGGATAGGTTCATGTAGTCGGTAGTAAGTAGTAGCACTTTCGCATGTAACCCGGCAATAGAATCTTCTGCTATCTTTCCGGCTACACTTTCAGCTCTCAAATTAGCTTCATTCTCTTGTATAGCTTTTGCGAGTTCGTCGTGGAGTACAGTTAATCGGGCTTGTGACTGAATATATGAATCCAAATCCATATTGCCCTCTTCGTAGAGTGTATTTAACCCAGATTGCATCTTTTCTACCTGCTGCAAAGCGAGTATATTGCTCTGTATGTCTTTCGTGTATTGTTGCGCTTCCTTAGACATTTTGTTAAATGCGTCCCTGCTTTGTTGGTCCAGCCGTTTAAAATTCTCTCCCAATAACGAAAAATCGATGTCTTTACCGAGGTCTATTTTAGTGCTGTTAGTCTTATTATATACCTTTGAAAGTTCATTTTGAATTTGATGTATTTTCTTTAATACATCGTCATTCGTTCCTGTAAATTTAAAATTTATTCCTGACATACTTTCTTATTATTTTATTGGTTTATAATGTCGTCAATCCTTGAAAATACTTTTGATTAGTTTCATGTTTGCCGGGTCATCGGCATTTATTACGGCTCCTCCTTCCTTTAAATGTGCCGCCTTCCATTCTTCTTTGGTTAAACAAACGCTATCTGTGTGGTCGTAGAATAACATTTGCAATGAAGTAAGATTTATACCCCATACAACATAGTCCATAGTCCAGCCATAACGGGCACAAGCAAAATCTATCAATCCCCCAAATATGCTATTTCCCCCAAATGTTACTACATGATCCTTATTTCTAACTTTGGCTATCTTTCTCCGATTTTCGATTTCCCTGTCTAAGCCGAAATGTTTAATAAAATCTTGCAAGTCCGTATTTGTGATAACCGTAAAAAAGAGCGTTGCCAAATCCTTTATATCAACATTATTAAGAACGGATTCCCGTTCTTTTAGTAAATCCTCATTAAACATATCTCTTTTGCTTCGTATTGTACTGTATGCCAATATTCGCAATACTACGTGCTTATTTTCCTCACATAATTTTATAACCTCCTCGAACGGTTCGTTTTTTGCGCGTTCCGGGTCTATATTCAACAGTTTTTTCAAGCTACCTAAAATAAGCTCCCGCCCCAAAGTTGGGGGATAGATGCAATATTCTTTGCCGTCTACTTCAAACCGTACCGGCACATCGCCCAGTACATCACTAATTTTTTGTGAAATCTTTTCCATACGCTACGCTTAAAATATTTCAAGTTTATCTATTTCTTCTTCAATCTTCGTTTTTAATTTCCGTTCTACTTCCGGCCATTTTCCCCTTGCCCATAACTCCGCTGATGCAAGTACGTCCTTATTATCCATCGCTTCTACAACCCCCGCATAATTCATTCCGGCGACTACAACGAGCGAAAAATCGGAACTTTCGGCAACGGTCTTTGCAGTTTCTTCTAAATAATTTTGTCCTTCTTGTTTTCCTTTGCTTCCGTTCCCTTCCGGTGCGGACGTTGGCATAAAGCCTCCTCTTTGGGCTTCTTTTCCTTCATATAACACAATATATCCTACCGAGCTACGCAAGTTTCCGGTATGGTCGTACCAACTTTTATCACCTGCTCTATCACGAATTTTTGTAACGCATTGTTCGCCAAGTTCTGATAAAGCCCGAATAGTAAGACGCTTGATTATCTCGTTACATTTTACGACATATCCGGCCGGGTCAATCCTCTTTGCCATTCTCCTCTCCTTTCCGCTTCTGTTCGAGCCTATCGGCCGCATTCTTAATTATTCCCGCCAATATACGAGCGTATGACACGCTTAAATCACGATAGACATTGCCGACATGGAGACGGATAACTGTTCCGGTGTCCTCAACTCTGACATGTCCGTATTTTACACGTTTCACCATAACAACTATTTAATTACATAATAAACACCTCTCTCGCTTATCTCTTTTCGATTTGCGGAGGTTTCTCCTTGAAAAGGATAAATTAACCAAACAAGAAAGAAACGCTCTTAAATCGCCTTATTTGGCTTTATTTTTCAAAAAAGATAGGGGTATAGCCTTAAACGATACCCCTATCTGCGTCCTTACGTGGGGTTGCGTGCAGCTTCACACGCCTATTTTGCCGTTTTTTCCTGTCTCCGGCTCTGTATCTTCATTATCTGGCAAAGACTTAATGAGCTCTAAAAACAAATTATCCTCTTGGCTATTGAGCTCTTCTAAGTCTCTCGTGTTAATTACACCGTTCTTTAACCATTTTAATAAGATAATGCGCTTTTGGCGATCAATTTGTATTCTCATCTATTCGGCTCCTTTCTTCTTCTCTATATTGGTTTGTGAGGTTTTTCAGAGCCTCCACCCATTCCTCGTCCTCGCCCTTTATCGGTAAATCTCCCGTGTTGAGTTCACCTTTTTTTAGCCATTTTAACAAGACAATTCTTATCTCCCTATTTAGTTTCATTTTCATCTGAAATGCCATTCGTTAATTTATCGATAAGTTCGTCCATCTCCTCGTCGGTCAAATCTTCAAATTTGATGTTGTTTGATGTTTCCCTCTGTTTGGGAGTTACATATTCCAATAGCTTAAATAGGAGTTGTAGTCTCTCTTTGGGGTCGAGTACTTTCAAATCTGATTTCATTTGCTTCCAATTAGCGGATAACGTTTGTACGATCCACTCTTTTGCCGTCTGGGTCGCCTTGTTGGGCGTCCCTTTTTTGCGGCCTCCTGTTTTTAAACAGCCTTTTTTTCGTCCCATTTTTTTTCTATTTTTTCTATTTTAAAGAAAATACATCTTTCTTTCTTCTTTTATAACATCGCCGTCCGGCTCTTTTTCGACGTCCCATTTTTTCACTTCATTCTATTTTAGAAAAAACCTCTCTTTTTCCCTTCTTTTCTGGCGTTGTCGTCCGGCTCTTTGTCGCCTACACCATTGTCGAAAAATTCACATTTACCAGTCCGCACAACTTCTTCTATCTCGTAGCTGCATAGCGGATCTGGCAAAATCGTTTGGTTTCTTGCGGCACATACGACTGTATAGCCGTAGTATTCATTGAAAACCGCAATCTTATTCGGACAATTCTCACAAATAACCATATCCCTAAATTTGAGGGGTAGCACCCTAAACGAGTGCTACCGTTTCAAAATTATTAGAATGTGTCGGCCAGCTTATCCAAAAAAGCATCTTCTTCCGGTGATAACTCCTCCGGCTTCATGATCCCGGCGATAGCGTCTATCTCTTCATCGGTATAGGCATCCCGTTCGCCTATCGCCTCTTTCAGACGCTTTTTTATTCTTTCTACTTTTTCACGGGCTTCTTTTTCTGCTTTGTCATATTCGTTACCAAATACACCTTCACCTTTCCCTGCCATAACATCATCTATTGCCTTGTTCCATTCTTTCATAGCTTCTTTTAGTTCGTCTTGCAGTGCAAGTACTTTTACTTCTTCTTTTCTCATAATCTTGCGTTTATAAACAGTTAAACATTCTTTTCATCTCTATGTAGGCGTTGTATAAATCTCCTCTCGACACCAAAAATTCCTCTTTACCTGCTACGTCGCTTACAAACTTACCAGCCATATAGACCTCTTCTATGTCCGATCCCATCTTGTTGAGCAAATCCCGTGTTCTCAACATTAGGTTTTCCGTCTCTTTTTGGGTTAGCGCATACACACAACACCCGGCAGTGACGAGTACCCGCTCGCCGTCTGCTTTAATTTTAAATTTTACTGTTTTTTCCATTTTTATGAATTTAAATTGTTGTTTATACTTCCGCCAATCTTGGCGAGTTATTAATTCTATCATATCCAAACCTCCTCTTTGAAATGTTCTTCACCCGTGCGCCTCTCTATATGCGCCCTCGTGTGTCCTCTTGTCGCTCCGCTTCTCACCGATTCATATTCATCTATACTCTGATATACTGTGAATGTAGACCCGTCCGGGGGTGTCGGTATGTATAAATGCCCGATGTCGTCAATGTAGACTTTTATCCCTGCTCCCGATGAGGCTGTTTCTGTGTATTGCCTTCTATCTGCTCTTAATTGTTCCCCCGGCGGCGTTTCCCTCAAAAGGAAATCGGCAATATCTAAACCTGCCTCCGACTCCTCCCGTGTGGCTCTCCGCTCCAATAAATCGCTTACCGTGCAAGTTATTCCGCACGAGGCGATAATCTCCTTTTTCTTTGCCCATTCCTCAAAACAACCCAAATCGGGGAACAGAGTAGCCGCCTTTATGCCGGAGAGGGCGGACGTTATGCCCGTTTCCGTGAGCCTTACGCCGTTTTTCCCTCCGGTGGCTATCCAACACATGCCCGGCTGGTAAACGGCGGCTATCATGGCGGTTTTTTCGCTTTCGACTATGCCGACAAGAGTGCCCGGTTGGATAAGGTGCTCCCCAAAAAAACACTGTTGCAAATTGGGGCTCTCCTGCCCGGAAAGAT